AAAAATGCGACACAAGTTCCAGTATTTGCCAATCCTTTATAAACATCCCAATATTTTTTTTGGTCTGCTCTAAGTACCCTAAAAGATGATAATGTATCCTTTTCTGTGCAGTTATTACCTCCAATTACGTGGGATATAGATATATCAACAAAAGTTGATTCTGTAATTGGTCCTAATTCATGAGGGTAATATTTTAATTTATAGTTGTATGTAATTTCGTCATTTAAACTTAAATAAAATGTTTCTTTGATAGTTTTGTGTATTAATCCGACCTTTTGTCCTGAGGTATATCCAAATGTACCATCCGGGTAATCCGGTGCGCTATAAATTGTTGTTGGGTCTCCAATTATGTCTTTCAAAAATATTTTTTCGTATGTTCTTAAAGGTTCATTATTTAAAATAATATCTAATTCTAAAAGAAAAAAAGCGCCACCTTCATTATATCCATTATAAAATCCATAATCACTGTCGGTGGTATCATCGTTTGGATAGTAAAAATCTTGTGGAAAATTAATAATTAAAGTTAAGTTATTTTTGAAAATAACTTCAAATGACCCTGAACCTGATTTATGCGTATATTTTTGTCCTGTAACAGTAAAACCCTCACTTTCAGCTAAATTATAAGTTGACATTGACCCGCTATAATCATAAAAACATCCAGTATTATTATCATAAAAATAAGAACTATTATTAATATCCAACGTTCTATACGATTTATAATCTCTTGGAGATGCGGTTAAATCAAGTAAGGGTGAATACATTTGTCCATTAAAAATTATTACTCTACTATCTATTCCAATCTTGACTTCTGAGCCAAAAGAAACTCTTTCCCTGTTTGGTATTGGTCGATTAACGTTTGTTGTACATGTTGCTAAAGTCGGAGCCCATAAATTATACGAATTATCAGGAGCGTCAAACATAGTTGTAAACATAATTGAGTTATTATATTTACCTCTAGAAACGGGTGATGTTACTTCTCCGTAATCCGCAGGGTCACCATAAGTTGTATATGATGTATCTAAAAATCTCCAAGGTAATGAGTATATATTATCCGTATCAAAATCTATAGGTTTTGCCTTTGCTTTAAAATCCGTTAATTTTTCAACTCTAATTATTTGATAATATTCTATATCTGATTTAAAACAAGTTGTGGTTGAAGATATTTCTCCTAATCCGTTGGTTTTATAAACAACTAAATCAGATTCTAAATTTGGATTTAAAAATGGAACTGAAACATTTTCATTTTTTACGTAGGTACCTTCTATCTCATATGCGTTTGGGTCGTCACTCAGATTGGGGTTGTTAAAACTTAAAAGGTCTCCTTCTGTTATAGCAGTCATTGAGTCAACTAAAATACATATTATACTATCAAAATGATTTTTATCATTATTTTCAGGTAAGTCAGAAAAAAATCTTACTTTGATTTGATTCCACCCTATATTACCAGGACTCATATCACCTGGATTATCAAAATATTTTCCTTTAGAATTAAACAAATTTAGTCTTTCCGCAATTGTTATTTGTGTTGACCAAGCAACACTGAATTGGTCCCAAGTATAAGAAGGTAAATTTCCGGCCCCGTTATCTTTTTTGGGGAACAAAGGAAGTCTTTGCTGATGAGCAAGTGCTATGTCTAAAGTTGCAGAACCTACGACCATCCTTCTCAAGTCCGATTCTCCCGCAAAAATAGAACCAGGTTCCAATTGTCTATATGCTTGGCAAAACGTTCCCTTAAGTGGGATTTCTGGAAGTATATTATAAAAAAGATTTGATACAGATGTCTCAGTATTAGTACTATCTGATACATTATATACTGAAAACAAATATCCACCATTTCCTGTTATTGGTAAAGAATCACATGGAATAAAACTAGAATCATTAGGATTAGTATCCCAACGAATTCCGTAGGATTCTTCTGTATATCTTATAGAAGCGGCTAAAAGGGTATTCCAAGGATAAAGATTTAATTGGCTAGGTAATTTTGGAAAAAAATAATTTTCTTTTTGATTTCTCCAAATTCTATCATTATCAGTGTAACCATTAAGTGTTTTTAATCTCCAATCCGGAAATCTTTTTAACGCTTCCAAATATCCATCATTTTTAAAATAGTCAGAATCAAATCCTGAATCCGAACTCAAATTAGCTAAAAGCGAAATATTTGGAACATTAAATTGTTCTGGAATCAAAGTATTTAATGTATTAAATATTTCATATTCTGGAGTGTTTGGTTGTGGCGTAAATGCTGGAACATCTTCTACATTACATTTACAGGTTTGGCATCCGTCCTCTGTATATAATACCAAAGGGATTTTAATATTTTTAAAAGGATTTTTATCCCAAGGTACCCAATCACCAGGGTCAGTACATGACAAATTAGCACTGATAAACAATGCATTTAAAGCATCAACTACTTTTTTACAGATTGGGTAAATCACATGTTTTTTTAATTTCCAAAGAGCTTCAGCAATTTTTTCCGCAATTGGATATAAAAAAGCTAATATGTGTAAAATTACAACAAGTGGTATAAAAATAAATTTTGAAATATTGAGTAAAAAACTAATAATTATATAAAAAATATCATATCTATAATAAGCATCATTAGTGGGAAAAGTATTATAGTTACCTTCGCATCTTGATTCTGTAATATGTTTTATTTTAACACTCCTTTGAGGTAGGGGTAGTTTTGTTATTTTACTAGTATATCTATCAATTAGTTGCGATACTGTATAAACTTTATTGAAATCAAAAGCATAGAATCTATCTAAACATTGAATTGCTTCATTAATCATTTGTGGGTTTCCATATTCTTCCCATGATAAACTAAATGCGTATGAAGATAATAATTCAAATTCTGATTGACTATAACTTCTAAACTTTAATGTTCCTCCGTCTTCTTCTGTTGCGTCTATTAGCGTATAAACAATCCTAACAGAAATATCACTAACAAACGGTATTAAAGTTTGGTAGTCGGGCCTTTCCACATAGTTTATAAAATCTGTAGATGTAAATATTTTATAACTTAAAACATTTGATGAACTTTCAAAAGCCAAGTAACTTGTAGGGGTGATAGTAACAAAATTTTCATCTTTTGGCAAATCTATGGTTTGGTAAGATAATGAGGTATTTTCATTTGGGTCTATTGAGATATCGGTCCATCCCCATTCTTTGATATTTGGTACTAAGAAATATGCTCTTTTATTTCTCTCATTTAAAGAAGTGGATTGATTCCACTTGATTTTGAATCTATATTTACCTTTAGTGGGTACTCCTTTTTTTCCGTCCGGTGAAATTAATTTATTGCCAAATTCATCAGTATAAACGTAATCTAAATTCATTGGTAATTCAATAAGCCATGCCCCATTTTCATCTATTACTTTACCGTCTTTTTCTAAAATAAAATTTTCCAAAATAGGTCTTCCATTGTCATCAAATTGTACAGTTTGTCTCAAACATTCTATTGAGCCAGGACCCGCAATAGAGTCGCAAAGCCAACCTTGTTTCGGTGGAATTTTACATCTTTTATTAGTTTTTACTTTGTCGAGAGTTGAAAACATCGAACCCATAAAAACACAAGTTGGTAAAATTTCAATATTAGACTCTAATGTTAAATCAAAATCAGCTCTAGTTATATAATAGTCGCAAACTTCTTTTTGTCCGTAAAAAGGAGCAATTTGTATTGATTTAGTTAGTGTAACAATCTGTGGGAGTTCTGAATGGTTTTCAGAAAATTTAAACCTTGTCCCGTCTAATTGTGCCTCGGTCGCCCTTCCACTTCTTATTAAATCTTGTGGAGTTAAAGAAAATTCACCAATGTCAGACAAATCAACTTGCATAAACAATTCATGTTGTCCTAATGGTAGTCCAAAAATCATATAATCACCGGCCTCATTTGTTTTAACGGAATATTTGTAATACTTATCATAAACTTCACAAACTGATGGATTTGTTAAGGCGTCAATTCTATCAGGAAAAGTTCCAACAGGAACGTGACCGCTGTGTGACTTTGAATATGGTAACAGATTATATTTATATCCATCTTCGTTGAATTGTTCAAATGTCTTATAAGGATATAAAGTAGAAATTATTGGATTTTCTTCATCTTCCTCTTTTAGAGGTATAAAAATAGAGACTCTGGCATTTGGGATTCCAAGCCCTCCGTTAGAAAAAACTCTTCCACATACAACTCCAAACTCTGCACAACTTCTTATGTATACGTCATTGGGAAAAATTGCAAGAGATAATAATTCTAATTTATCGTAATCTTGTTCTAGTTTTAATTGAATAAACTTATCTTTTCCTATTTCAGTTCGGACTCTATATGAATTGGGCATAGTTATTTTTTGATAAATAGTTTAACTCAATTTTTAAAAAAATAAATGATTATAATATTTTAAGAAAAATTTACTGTAGTTAAATTTTTAACTCTTACTATTATGTCGGTAGAATCATATCTTATTTGATACATTTGTGTGCTTTCTGAAAAAATTGTATCGTCAATCAATTCTATCTGTTTAGTCACTGAATCTAAATATCTTTGTGAGGTTTCATCGGATGAATAAAGTCCGCCGACTTTATTAAATATTTTTACTTCAGAAAGGCTTATAACTCCATTTTCTGACTGAATCAATCTTTTTAATTCAGAAACATTAATATTTTGACCCATTTCCCTTTGATTTGGGTTCATAAATTCAGAGACCTTAGTTATTACATTCGAAATAACCGCACCTTGATTTTGTGTTCCATCTAAAACTAAATAAATTTCGAAAGAAAGGTCTATTATACTGCCAGATTTTACAACAATATAGTCATTAATCATTCTGTAATTTGATAAATAATTAGCGATGTTAGATTTTAAAGTGTCAGAAACTAAATTTGTAAGTTTGGAAGACGTATTATATGATAAAACATTAATCACTATTTTATTATCTAATTCAGTTATAGAAACTTTTGCCGGAGCTCCAAATTGTGATGGCATATTTCTAAGAATAGAATCATAGTCATTTATTGTTACCGCTCTATTTTGTGACGCAAAATTAAAGGAAACATAATTACGGACTTCTTCGGTTGTTGGCACATTTGCTCCTCCTATAGCCGCTGTTGTATTGTTTACTTTTAAAGATTTTATAACAGATTGATTAGTATTACTAGAACCTCCATTAACTGCAAAATTTATTGTTCCTAAAGTGTTTATAACACTGACACCTAAATTTGACTGTAATCCTCCTCCTATTCTGTATTGAACAAACAATGTTGAATTTGGTTTTAGCACGGAACCTAAGGAAAAATTATTTTGGAATTTTGATAAGTTCAAGGGTTGTCCATTCCTTGCAAAATCTCTTAGCAGCTCATCGCTTGAGACATTTCCCGCTCCAAACGTTATTTTTAAAAAACTTTCTGGCGTGAATTCGGTAATAAATCTACTATTAGTTTGTACATATTTACCAACTTTTATTCCAGGATTGTCTGTTGGTTTACTTTGGTCTTCAACAAAAATTCTGTCTTCCGCTAAAGATTTTACTTCGTACCATCTATTTGTAAGTCCTAAAAACTCTTGAGCGGAAGGAACATTTGAATAATTTGTACCATCTTTTAACAAAACGCTTGTTACTGATAACACATTCTTTTCGGGAAGAAACAATTCAAAAAATGGTTTTGATTCTGATTGTGTGATTGTTTTTCTAAAAACTTTTGTAATTCCGTTTACAACTGGCTCCCTTTTTACAATAGTATAATTTATTAATTGATTACTAGAATTGAAATTTGGAATAACTAACCTATTAACAATTCCTTCTGCGTTGAAGTCTGATGCAAAATTAATATCATACGGAGTTTCAAAAACTTGTCCAGCACCTATTACTTGACTTCCTCTGCGTAATATACCACAATAACTCAAATCTTCAGCATCTCCTGAAGCTGGTACGGTTATTGAGAATTCACATAAAGCAACTGAAGGCCTCACTCCAGGTATTTTTAAACCGTATGTTCTTGCAATATTATAAATTGATGACCTTTCTTGTGCGTATTGTAATACAGTTTCTTGTAAACTTCTATCAATGTGGTAATGTAAATTGTCAGTTACAGCAGCGTTCAAATCCATAAAAACACTAAAAATTGCAGCGTCATTAAAATTTTGAACCAAATCCGGATAATATGTTTTTGTAAAATTTACTAACTCTTGTCTTATATTTTCAAAGTCTCTTGTTGTGTACGAAATTTGTTTTGCCATATAATTTAAATATTAATAATAACAAAATCGCTTTTATTGAATGCGTCGCTTGTTATTGTATAGTCAATTTTTACTTTTGCCGTATAATCTATATAACTTTTTTTTGGTAAATTATAAATATTATTTATTTCTTCTCCCTGTGTTGTAGTTGTTATATTTTCAAAATCGTCGGTAGCGGCGTAAACTCTTATGTTATCAATTTGTAAATTAGGTATATATTTTTCAACTGAATCTCTTATCTCGGCCTCAATCTGATTAAAGGTCGGTCCATCAAGAGGTTCAAAAATATATTCATACAATCTTGTCCCGAAATCAGGTAAAAAATACCTTGCTCCTTTTCTTGTTAATAATAAATGAATTAGATTACTTCTTATCTCTTGGTCAGCATAATCAGTAGTATCCAAATACTTCCCATCAAATGAGTCCCTAAAAGGAAAAGTTATTCCATAAGTTTTTCCGTTTGCCATATCATATAAATATGGAAAAATTATATTTGCTCAATATTATAATAATAACTGTCACCATCATCGGAAACCCACCTGTCAGAACTTGTTTCTACTGACGGTAATAAATTATCAACTTTAATGTCTTTTTTGTCAATAGGAAAATCAATTGTTACCCAATTTGAATCTTTCCAAAATATTCTATTATTTGGTTGACATAATAAATACCCATCATCGGACACCAAAATGTGACCGCATTTATAATCTGACGGCTCATCTGAATATGGATTATCAAACCAATCTATTGTCATCAAATAAGTTGCCCAAACTTTTGTTTTATCTTTCAAAACAACTTCAGCTCTTTTTCCTTTTAAAAATTCAAACTTTGTAACCGAATGATTTTCTGAAAAACAATCCCATAATTGTTTAAAATGAAATGGAATATCTTGTTTTGGTTCTTTTAAAAAAATTTCAGAAATTGGAACTCTTGACCTTAACATTCCATAATCAGTCATCAAATGAAATGTCAAAATTTTTCCTGAAATAGACTGAATTCCAAAAACATAAGCGTTATGGAATTTGTCTTTATCTTCTTCTTTTTTTGTAAAATGTGACAACCTAACTAAACATTTAAAGCTGTCAATATTTGAATTAAGAATTGCCATTTTTTAGGATGAGCATCCAA